TCTTGGGGTCGAGGTTGTGGCCATTCTGGTGGCGGATGGGGAAGTACCCGTAGTAGTCGCCAGCGGCTACAGCCACCCCGACGATGTAGCCATCGTTGCGCGCCCAGCCCGGACCGAGCGTGGTCAGGTTCGGATCGTAGGTCTCGAGGTCCACGGCGATCTGCTTGTACCCAGTCAGGTCCGGGTACTCGGACGGCATGAACCAGTCGACCTCGACGTCCTCGAAGAGATCAGGTTGCCGCATCCATGATCTCCCCTCCGCAGGCCAAATAGCCACAGCCGTCCACCCAGTTGTCTACATGCTTGGGGTTGCTGCTGATGCGCGCAACCTTGAGCAGCGTCATCATCACGGCAACATCAGCGGGGTGTACCTCAATGCCAAGGTAGATGGTCCAGTACTCGGCAATGGTGCGGAAGTTGTCTTCCATGTTGCCATGATCGGCAGCTCGGTCCTTTGTGACGTACTGCTTCGCGGTGTCGAGAATTTCTGCCCGTTTCATATGTCGTACCTATACTTGCGGTCTGTGTCCAAGATGTGGAGGTTTTTGCGGGTACGCGTCACGCCAACATAGAAGACGCGGTGTTCGTCATCCTGATCGGGGCTGTTGGCGCATGCCTGCGTGGTTCCAAGATACACGACGCAGTTGTCGTCTTCACCCCCTTTCATCGAGTGCATCGTCGATAGTTTGATGCGCGACTCGGCAAAGATGTTCTCCCCACGACGCTCCAGAGCAGCGATGTAAAGACGCTCGTCGTCCGTCATCTTGATCACGGACAGCGCATCTTGGTGCTTGGGAGCCAAGAGACCGTACTCGCGCGCCAGATCATCGTAGGTGTACTGACCCATTGGGTCAGCCGCATCCAGAAGCACACCAGACCCCCGGCGCAGCGCCGCAGCAGGCCCCTGCTTTGGCAGGTTCTCATACAGATTCTTGATGGACGAAACGTCGAGCGATCCGTTTTCCTGAAGGGTACGCCAAGACTTGATCGCCTCGGCCAACTTGACACGCAGAGACTGGTTCCCCTTGACGCTGTAGAGGTATCCCGAAGACTCAAACCAGTCCCGGAACATCGTCAACGCGCTGTTCGTCCGGGCCATCACCGTCCAAGATCCGCGTTCAAACGGGATCGTGTCGATGGTCATGTGATGCGTGTAGGACCCCTCCTCGTCCGTAGGGTAGTACTCCTTCGGCACACGGCTCCGGATCCGGTTGACGATCCTGTTCGCGACTTCGTACACGGCCCTCGGAACTCGGTACGACTGCGACAGGACCTCAAACGTGCTGGATGCGTACATGAACCGTTGGACCTCGACCCCCGTCCACGCGTGGATCGCCTGATCGTCATCGCCAGCGTAGATCACCCGTTCTGATCTGTCCGCGATGGCTTCGGCCATTTCCCACTGCAGCGGTGTCAGGTCCTGCGCCTCGTCAACGATGAACAGCTTGAAGTTCGGAATGTCCACGTTGCGCGGATAGAGGTCAATCAGGTCAACGAAGTCCATCTTGCCAAACGTGGACTTGTAGATCTTGAGCGATTGCTCGATCTGGCGCAGCTTCGGGAAACTCAGGCTGTAGTTCCTCTCGCGGTTGTACTCGCTCTCCAAGGACACAGTCCGGTACCGAGCCTTGTCGATGATCCGCAGGTAGTAGATGCCGTTGCCGCCCACGGACGGGAGCAACACACCCTCGTCTGGAGAGATAGCCTCCATGCCGTTGAGAGCGACGCCCAGCTTGTTGCCGACAATGGCATAGTCCGCAGCAGACATCATGTCGGTACGCCGCATGCCAAGCGCATGGAACGCCAATGCGTGCATGGTCTTGACGTAGGGGAAGTCCTTCGGCAGCAAACCGAACTTCGCGCAAGCTCGCTCGAGCGCCTCGTATACGCCCTTGCGAGTGAACGACACGAAGCAGATCTCCCATGGCCGCACGCCTTCCGCCAACGCGCGCTCCATCTCCGCGATCATGCGGTGCGTCTTGCCGCACCCTGGCGGACCAAAGATCGTCAGACGCTTAGACATCTGGTCGTCCCCGCGGGCGGTTTCGCAGCCAGTTCTCAACCTCGTCCTCGAGCCAGCGGCTGGCGCTGGTCTTCGACTCGTCCCCGCCAAGGATCAGCGGCTTGGGGAAACTGCCCTCCTGCACCCACTTGTAGATTGTGGACTTGGAGACACAGACCCACTCGCAGACCTCGGCGATCTTCAGCAGTTTCGGCCTAGAAGGGCACATCGTTCGATACCTCCATCCTCGGTAATTCGATTTCGCTTTCGTCAAAGGCAGGCACCCACCACACCCTGATCGTGGTGAACTTGCCGTTCTCCTTCTTCACACTCTGGTGGCCAGAGCAGTGATCGCTGCCGTTGATCCTCTTGATCTGCTCTTGGATCTGGGCCCGCGTGTAGTGCGTGAAGCCCTTGTTCTTGAGGAACTGACCAAGGCCAGCCATCGTGAACTTGGTCACGCCGTTGTCCGTGTAAGGCTTGCCCATGTCCAACTCTTCCGGGACCATGGCTCGTATGCGGCTCGTGCAGTAGTCCTTCAGGTGCTCCTTGAACTGGCCGCTGATCGTCAGCTCCTCGGCTACCTCAAGTTGCGTGGAGTTCTTCATCAACTCGTTGACCAGTCGCTGCCATTGCGAGGGCTTCGGTGTTGGCGGCATCCGCTGCATCTGCTCCATGCACGCCCGCTGCCACAGCGACGGGTTCTGCAGTTGCTCCGTCGATAACTGAACGCGGTTCCCGTCCACATCCATGAAGTAGAGCCGAGGCTCAGACAGAAGGATTGTCAGACCACCAAGATGGGCTGCGTCCTCCACCTCTCCGCCAACCCCAAACGGCCGAGTGCGGCAGATGTTCTTGTCGCAGTGGTCTTTCAATGGGCACTGGTTGCACTGAAACCCGTAGTCCTTCTTCGACAGGGACGTCTGGAGGTCTACAACCTCACTGGCGTCCAACGGAGGCGAACACAACATCCGGTTGTATTCCTCCATGTGGCGCTTCCAGTCGTCACGCCACTTCTTCTGGCAGTACCGGCCAATGTTGAAGAGCGTCGTGTTGCGGTTCTCGGTTATCGGACCTTTGCTTGCGATCACCTCGAGGCAGTACGGGCCGTCCGTGAAGAACTTGCGCTCACCCGCGAAGTTGAGAGCGTTCAACTCATGCGCGCTCGTCTTGCCCCTCTCCACTGCCGATAGAAATTGTTCCAGCGTCATCGCCTCGCCGTTGTGGTCGAGGCAATACCGGGTCGTCATCTCGGCGTTGAAGTACGGCATGTTGATGAAGTTTCCGACATCGCCGCGCTCGGACAGGATCTTGTCCTGCTTCGGAAAGATCTCGCAGCCCGAGTAGCCCAAGACCACGGACATCTCGGCAAGGTACTCTCGGATCAGACCAGCAGGCTCCCAGTCCTTCAAGAACAGGAACAGGTGCCCTCCACCAGACTTCGAGCGACACACGAATAGCGGCAGCTTCAGCGCGGCAACCTGCTTGGCCAACCCGGCCAAGTCCAGATCGTAGCTGTCGATGTCCAGCGCGCCAAACTTGCACTTGTTCTCCCGGTTGATCGGAATCGAGCCAATGCCCGCCTTTCCGTCAAGGTGCGACTGAACCAACTCCTCGGTCAGCGGTTCTCGGACCACGCGGCTTTGTGCCTCGGTCTTGCCGCTGCGCGTGACGCGGCCGACGATTGTTTTCCCGTGGCCGTCGCTCGATCCCTCGAACGCGGCCAACATCCTCTTCGCATCGGACATGCTTGGCTCCAAAGTGAAGAAGGCGCGGGGTTACTGCACCCCGCGCCATGCTGCTCAAAACGGGATGTCTCCCCGGTCTTCCGCATGAGCCCCACCACCGATGGACTCCTCCGGAGCAGCCTTCACATCGCCAGCCATCACGGACTCGCGAAACGCCTTCGCCTCAAGCAGCAGCGAACGGTCGTTGACCAGACCGACCTTCTCTACTGCGTAGTTGTTCCACGAACCTTGGTCATTGGACTCCTCGGTCGTGGTCAGTTTCCACATGGTCGCGTAGACCGCAGGCGTGACCATCTGCCCGTTCTTCGGGTTCTTGATCCGCTGCAGTGCGATCTGCGTCTTCCAGCGACGCGAGATCTTCAGTTGCGTGGACTTCATGTCCACAACCGCAGGTTGGAAGCCGCCGTCAGGATCAACGATCAGGCAGAAATGCTGGTCAGACTTCACCAGTTCATCGCCGGTCGGCAGGATCTCCTTCGACCCGACACGGTTCGTCCGCTGGAGCATCGGATCCGTCGGAGAGATCTCACCCTTGAACCCACCGCCCTGCTCGCGCGGCGTGAACATCAGGTACTTGGTTGTCTGGTAGCAGGGCACCACGACGATGCCGTCCTCGCCAGACCAGTGCTGACCCGTCACCGTGTTGAACAGATCGCCCTGCGAAGCGCCCTCGATGTACTCAGACTTCTTCTTGTTGAGTTGCGGCGACAGCGCCTGCAGCACCCGCACGAACGGGATCTGCATTTCGGAGCTGTCAAACGCGGCACCGTCCCCTGCGAGGAGATAGATGTCGTCCAGCACCTCGGTCGAAACCTCGGTGTTCTCTTTCTTGGCTACTGCAGTGCTCACTTGCTATCCTCCTCAGTCTGAGCATCACGGGGTTCTTTCTCCCCGTCTCGTTCCATGGCCTCAAACAGCGCCTGTTTGGCGTTCACCTCGTACAGAAGAGGTTTTCCCTTTCCGCGGCCACCGCAGGTGCATGTTGCATCTTCCGCATGAACGCCGTCATACGGAAGAACCGACGATGCAGACGACCAAATCGATGTGCGTTCATCAGCCGAAAGATCACTGAAAACCTCGTCAAAGGCCGCGCGACTATCAATCGTCGTTTCGTTGGCGTTACGGCGCATGAAGATCGCCGTAGAAAATGCTTCCGCTACTCTATTCATGCCTTCCTCCGGATCTCAGCTGCGTTGGCAACGAACGCCCCGAACATGTCGAGGTCGATGGGCTTGCCCGACACAACGCGCTCCTTGACGAATGCCCGCAGTGTCGAGGAATGGATGTGGGTCTTGGTCGAGGGGTGGAACCCCTTGGCCTCGAGCATACCGACGACGTCACCAGCGACGTTGTCCTCGCCCTTGCCAAAGGTCAAGACGACGTCATTCTTGATGATGTCATCCAGCCCGTTGCTTCGCAGCCAGTCGAAGGCTTCTTCCTTGCGCTCGACGGGAATCGACGCATGAACGATCAGCTTGCGCTGCACCGTCACGCCGTCAACGTCGACGCGCTCCAGGCCCATCTCGTCCATCAGGGCCGGGATGGTCTCAACCGACAGCTTGTGACGCTCGGTGTTGAGCGACTTCACATGCGCCTCGGCCTCTTCGATCTCTGCGTCAAGACGACGCAGCTTTCGAACCAGCTGGCTTAGTGACTTGGCCGTGTCGGTCTGCACGTCCTTGAGAGCGACGCTCTCGTCGAACATGTCTTCGAACAACTCCATAAGTTTCTCCTCTTCAGGGTTGTGGTTGACACACAACCGCGCCAACCGTAAGGTGGACTCTATAGGAGGTTCCAGATGTCTGTCAACTATATCTTCAAAACCACACCATACGAACACCAGCGAACCGCACTGGATCGCGCTGGACTGCGCGAGAGATACGGTTTCCTCATGGAGATGGGAACCGGCAAGTCGAAGTGCCTCATCGACAACATGGCGCAGCTTTACCTGAACGGTAAGATCGACTTCGCCCTCATCATCGCCCCCAAAGGCGTCTACCGTAACTGGGTCAGCAAGGAGATCCCAGAGCACCTGCCAGATGAAGTGCCCCATCGGGTTATCCGCTGGGTCGCCAACCCGAACAAGAAGCAGAAGGAGGAGATGCAGGCGGTCACAAAGCCCTTCGACGGGCTGACCGTCTTCGTTATGAACGTCGAGGCTTTCTCGACCAGCAAGGGCCAAGGAGCAGGCGTCTGGTTCGCAAAGAACAAAGGCAAGAACGCCCTCATCGCCATCGACGAAAGCACCACGATCAAGAACCACAGCGCCAAGCGCACCAAGTCACTCACACGGATCGCCGCAGGCTTCGCCTACCGCCGCATCCTGACAGGCTCACCCATCACCAAGTCGCCCATGGACGCCTACTCCCAGTTCGAGTTCCTCGGACCTGGGACCTTGGGCTTCGAATCCTTCTACGCGTTCCAAGCGCGCTACTCTGTCATGCAGCGGCGCAAGATGGGGGCGGCCAACTTCAACCAAGTCGTCGGCTATCGGAACTTGGACGAGCTCACCGACCGCATCGACCGCTACGCCTATCGGGTGCTGAAGAAAGACTGCCTCGATCTGCCCGAGAAGATCTACACCGCGCGCTACGTCACCATGACGGACGAGCAGTTCAAGATGTATGAGCAGATCAGGAAGACCGCAGTGCTCATGCTGGACAACGGCGAACTGGTCACCACGCAGCATGTCATCACGCAGCTGCTGCGGCTCCAGCAAATCCTGTCAGGCCACCTCAAGACCGACGACGGCGAGATCGTGACCTTCAAGTCGTCGCGCATGGATGCCCTGACCGATGTCCTTGAAGAGCACGACGGCAGCGCGATTATCTGGTCTCGGTTCCGGCATGACATCCAGCAGATCACCGAGACGCTCAAGAAAAAGTACGGCGAGCACAGCGTGGCAGCCTACTACGGCGACACGTCCAGCGACGAGCGCAACCGGATCGTGCGTGACTTTCAGGATCCGAACCACCCGCTCAAGTACTTCGTGGGCAACCCTTCGACCGGCGGATATGGTCTGACGCTGACAGAGGCGAACCTTGTGGTATACTACGCCAACTCGTTCGACCTTGAGCACCGCCTGCAGTCGGAGGACCGTGCGCACAGAATCGGCCAGCGCAACAACGTCACCTACGTTGACCTCATCAGCGAAGGCACCATCGACGAGAAGATCGTCAAGGCGTTGCGCAGCAAGATCGAACTCGGAGCAACCGTACTAGGAGAGGAAGCACGCGAATGGCTAAACCTAAGCCCGGCGAAATAAACGTCCAAGACGCCATCGAGGTGTTCGTGGACTACCGCAAAGGACTGCGGAACAAGAAAACGGCGACGGCGGAACTGGTCAAGAAGACCGGGCTGGAACCGCACATCGCCGAGGTGTTCCTGCGCGCCATGAAGCGCGACAACGTCACCCAGATCCGTGGCTACAACAACATGCCAGAGCAGCTAAAGCGCGGCAAAGAGCGCGCTGGGATGTTTACGAGGACTTGACGTTGTCGAACGTGCCTTCGTACGTTTTTCGGATCTCGTAAGCCCTGCGGATCAAGACAGACAGCTGGCGAGCCTTGGACCTATGGTCCTCCCTCGCCAGCGCGTCCAGCATCTCATAGACGTCGAGAGGGACGGCCACGTTTCTGAACACGGGTTTCTCGTCCCTCATAACCTGATTGTCCCTCATTCCAGCAACAGCCTGTATTGTTCGACGATTGCCTGCTCTTCCTCAAGCTCGCCCTTGTCGCGGCGGCGCTCCCGAATGATCTGACGAACAGCCTTCACGTTGTACCCCTTCGACTTCAGGACAGTGAAGATGTCCTTCTGGTCTCGGGCAACGTCCTGCTTTTCACCCTCCAGCCGCTCGTAGTCAGCTACAGCCTGCCGCAGCTCCGTAGCCGCAGCCTCCATCGCCTTCTGATTGTGCCGCCGGAAGTCTTCGTCGTCTTTCATCGGGAGCGCCATTCCTGCCTCTTGTGGTCAACACATATAACGTTTGTGTGCTTACCGCAACTACTCGAACTCTTCAACGTTAATCGCGTAGAGCAGGAACGAGGGCCGAGCCTGCCCGGGACGACGGTAAACCTCCGCCTTCGCAAGCTTGCCCGCAGCGAACAACCTGGCCGT